ATCATTAGACCCCGCGAAGGTGATCTTATCTATCTGCCATTATCTAAATCATTGTTTGAAATTAATTTTGTTGAACATGAAAATCCTCTGTATCCATTAGGAAAATTATATTCATATCAAATAACTGCAGAACTCTTTACTTACAGTTATGAGAAAATTGATACCAATAATAATACCATTAACAATCCCTATACATCAACTAAAGGACTATCGGGATCGTTGGTAATTCCACTAAATAATATTCTTGGTACCACCTTTGGTATTAATGATGTACTACAGACTGAAGGCAATTGTTATGGATTTGATCCTAATGATCCATTTTCAGATTGTGATGAACCGGGTAACCCATAAGGATTAATATGTTTGGACACTATTACAACGAAAATTTAAGAAAACTTGTAGTTGGTTTTGGTTCGCTGTTTAGTAAGATTGAAGTTGCTCGTATTGAACCAGACACATCTACCAGTTTTAATATTCGTGTTCCCATTCACTATTCGCCTCAAGAAAAGTTTATTCAGCGTTTATTACAACCATCTTCTATAACTGATGGAACTCGTATTGAAACTCAATTACCAATTATAAGTTATATTATTAATACCATTGTTCCGGATCCTACTCGCCGGTTAAATCGTATTGCCCCAATTTTGAATTTAACAAATGTTAATGGATCATGTCAATCTTCTGGAACTCAAATTGGATCTAAGATTCCAGTAAATGTATCATTTAATTTGTTTGTTTACACCAGACACACAGATGATATGTTACAAATTGTAGAACAAATTATGCCCTATTTTGTTCCAGAACATATTATAACAATGAATATGAATGAAACACAACAAGATGTTCAAATACCAATTGTTATGGTAACAAATAGTTTAACTGAAAAATATGAAGGTGATCTAAGTAGTAGAAGATTAAATATTGCATCATTTCAATTTGTAGCAAAATCTTGGATCTTTGGTGAAATAAAGACGGCAACGGCGGTTACTACAGCCAACAGTGGTGTAGTTTTTGAAGATTAAATATGAAAATTAATAAAAATTTAGTTAAGTTGTTTGATGTTCCTGATACTGCAATAATTGCAGAACCAAAGGCAGCATCTGGTGGTACGTTTGACAATAATAATTTTCAAAAAGATTATGAGTTTGTTCAATCAAATTTAAAAGATTTATTGGGCAATGGAAATATAGCATTAGAAAGTGCATTGAAAGTTGCTACCGAATCTGATAGCCCAAGAGCATTTGAAGTGGTTGCCATTCTATTAAAAACTATGGCAGATCTTAATAATAATGTTTTAGATGTTCATAAGAAAGCCAAAGATACTACCGCATCTAATACTAAAATTTCACAAACAAATAATTCAGTTTTTGTTGGATCGACCAAGGATCTTCAGAACCTCTTAAATAAAGATAGAAGCACCGATAAAGTAATCGAAGCAGAGGTTGTGAATAATGAGTCTAAACAACGGTAATCAAGGTTATAGAAATAACCCAAAACTAAAGCCACCCGGCATTGATATTCAGTATACTAAAGAGCAACTGGAAGAATATGTCAAGTGTGCTAATGATCCTGTATATTTTTGTAGTAAATATGTAAAAGTTAAAACTCTTGATAAAGGTATCATGCCTTTCAAATTGTATGATTACCAGGAAGAATTTGTAAAACAGATTCACCAAAATCGTTTTGTTATCTCAAAATGGCCTCGGCAGTCTGGAAAGTCTACTTCGGTTATTGGATATATTTGCCATTATGTTACTTTTAACCAAAGCGTAAATGTTGCTATTCTTGCCAATAAGTTAAAGACAGCAAAGGATGAATTGTTTGCTAAACTTCAATTAGCATATGAAAACCTACCACATTTCTTGCAACAAGGAGTAGTAGAATGGAACAAGACGAGTTTTAAATTGGAAAACGGATCTAGAGTGGTATGTGACGCAACTTCGTCTTCAGCGATCCGTGGTGGCTCTTATAACCTATTGTTGTTAGATGAGTACGCCTTCTTACCTTCACATATTGCTGAAGAATTCTATTCTTCAACATACCCAACCATTTCGGCAGGTTTGACTACCAAACTTATCATTGTTTCAACCCCCAATGGTATGAACCATTTTCACAAATTATGGGTTGATGCTAATAGACCTATGGGACACAAATCCAAAAATAGATTTGTACCAGTTGAAGTTGATTGGACCCAGGTTCCAATAACTCCAGGTGGTCCTAGACGAAATGCTGAATGGGCAGAAGAACAGATTGCCAATACCAGCCAAGAACAGTTTAATCAAGAGTATGGTTGTAGTTTCTTAGGATCTTCGAATACTTTGATTTCATCAACAAAGTTAAATGTTCTTGCTCCCGAAGAACCGATTTCTGAAAATGTAGAAGGTCATAGAGTCTATGAAATTCCACAACCTGATAAAATTTATTTTTTACAAGCCGATGTATCCCGTGGACAGGGGTCTGACTATTCTGCGTTTACGGTAATCGATGGAACTAGTACCCCATATAAAGTGGTTTCCACATATAGAAATAATACTATTAGTCCATTTAATTTTCCAACAGTTATATTTAATTCAGCAAAAGCATATAATAATGCATATGTTTTGATTGAAACAAATGACTTGGGTGGTCAAGTTTCTAATATTTTACACACCGATCTTGAATATGAAAATGTATTGATGACAAAAGTAATGGGTCGTAAAGGACAAATATTGTCTCAGGGTTTTGGTGGTGTGGGTAAAAATGAAATGGGTATAAGAACTACCGCACAAACTAAAAAAATTGGTTGTGCCATCCTTAAACGGTTAATTGAAGAAAATAAGATCATCTTAAACGATGAGCGTATTATCGTAGAATTGATGTCATTTATTTCCAAATCCAATACATATAAGGCAGAAGACGGTCAGCATGACGATTTGGTGATGAGTTTGGTGTTTTTTGCATGGCTAACTAGACAAGAATATTTTGCCGATTTAATCGAACAAGCTCAATTTAGTTATGAAGATGCCAAAAAACCTGAAGATGATAATGTTTTATTCATGCCTTCCAACCATTCAGAAGATGATGAGGGCGAATATGTCCAGGATGGAGTGATTTGGTATCCTAGTTAAAATGCTAAATATTTTGACATCATAAGGAAAATAAATGCCATCACTTAGCTCCTTTATTAACGCCAGCCAATATTCTACTGAAAGTACCACTCTTGATCTATTAGGTGGTATGAAGTTAGGTTCAACCTTTGCCGGAATCACTTTTAATGGTATTAACGGTGCAGCCGGTAATAATCCTGGTGGTTTATTTGGTTGGTTGGTATATGCTAGAGCAAACTTATATACCACCCCAAAGGGAACAACATCAGCTACCTACATTGTATATACGACACCACAAGAACTTGTTGGTGATTTAAACCAGTTGTCCGGTATTACTTCCTGTTTAATTTCAGATCCTTCAGCTGGTGGTACATTTGGTTTTTTCCAAACTGGTGGAACAATAGATACAAAAGTTCAACTTGTACCAAGACCTGCTGGAACTGATTTTCTTCATGCAATTAATTATCTTGCATATGGTGGTACATTAGTTCTTGTTGGTGATCCGGTAGGTTTTGACAACTATATTGCAACTACAGAAAATTATCTAGATGTTATTGTTGGTCAAGAAGCTAATACAGCACTATGCACCTGGTTGATTGACCAACCATATACAACAGGAATCTTTCCTTCTATTCCAGATTCTAGTGGTATAACTGGTAGCGGTTACACGATGGCAAATTATGCTTCATTGTTTGGTAGTGCTTCTCTTGTAACAGGAACAACAGTTGCCAACCGAATATTTAATGTCTACGGTGTTAAGGACATTTCAAATTTAGATACCTCTACATTGCAGTCAAATACTCAAATAACATATAAACTTCCAACTTCTACAGATGTTGCTGGATTCTTTGCAAGAGCAAAAAACAGAAATGAATTATATCTTTCAGTTGCCGGTTTAGACAGATCAACAATCCTTAATGGAAATGTCTCAACATCAATAGATTGGAATGATTCACTAAAAACCACATTAAGAAATAATAAAGTAAATTTCTTTGTTAATTATAATCCAAAGTTCCTTGGTTCAGATATTGTTGGTGCAACTTCGAGCGGATTGCTTACAAGTGATAATCGAGTTGGACCATCTCGTTTGCGTTCAGCCTTAAGAAAAGATTTAGATGTAATTGGTTTGAAGTATCTTTTTGAAATTAATAATTCTACCACCAGAGCACAAGTTACTTCGGAAATTGAAAGTGCAATTGATCCATATCTATCATTTATTGATACAACTCAAACACAAATTATTTGCGATAGTTCGAATAATGTTGATAATTCTGGTTCTTTAAATATGATGGTTGTAATCAAACCAATTCTAAGTATTGACAGTTTTGTAATTGATATTAACCTAACACAATAATGGCAAACAATAATTCAATAACAACTTTTAAAGAAGGTTTTTTAGGCGGCACTCGTGCCAATAGATTTGTTGTTGAACCCATTTGGCCTGTAAGTATTAATGTTCCTGCAGAAGATTCTTCATTTAAAATGATTTCTGCATCGTTACCTGCATCAACTATGAATACTATTAGTGTTCCATATCGTGGAAGATTAATAAATTTTGCAGGTGATAGAATGTATGCACCATGGAATGTTACCATTTACGATGATAATAACACCAATAGTATATGGAAGGGTTTACACCAATGGGCAGAATTTATGGATGGTCACTATACCCATAAAGTAAAAGATAATGATTTTTCATATAAAAAATTACAAACTACTTGGAGAATGAAACAATTAGATGCTAATGGTGAAATTTTAAAAACAATAACATTATACAAATGTTGGCCATCTGTAGTAGATGAAATAAGTTTGAATATGGCAGAGCCAGGATTTGTTGGTTTTAGTACAACTCTTACATTTGATTATATCAAAATTCAAGATGATTACAATAGTTAAGATTAAATAACAATGCTAAACGATTTTAAAAATACCTTTTTTGGTGGAACCCGTTCTAATAGATTTAGAATAGAAGGTTCGTTTCCAACAGGTGGTAAATTTACAGATTTTCATATACGTGCTGCCACCCTCCCTAGAGTTACTAGTAAAACTTTAAGTTATGATTATTTTGGTAGAAAATTTCATTATCCTGGTGAAAGAGATTATGGAACATGGAATATCACGATATGGGATGATGTTGGAAATAATAATTTATGGGGTAAATTAAATAGATGGCAAAATTTAATTAATGATCATGATAACAATAAATCTGCTACCCCCGGAGTAGGAACTGGTTCAGTATCAAGAGAATATAAAGCGGATAATTGGAGAATACAGCACTTAGATTTAAATGGCAACGATCAACCACTCAAAGAATATATTTTACATGGCTGCTGGCCTGCTGGTATTCAACCAGTTCAAATGAATATGGGTTCTCCCAACGTGTTAAATAGTTATACTGTAATGATTGTTTTTGATTATATGGAAATCAAAAATGTGACAAGGAGAACATAAGGTGAATTATGGAAATTGATATATTTGGATTTCAGTTTGGAAAAAAGAAAACTACCAAGGAAGATCAAAAAAATGATGCAATGGCATCGTTTGCAGTTCCAGAAGTATTTGATGGAACTGTAACTGTTGAGGCTGGAGGTTTCTTTGGTACTGCTCTTGATTACGCAGCCACAATGCGTGATGAAACACAGTCTATAATTCAATACCGAAATATTTCAATATATCCAGAAATTGATGCTGCTGTAGATGAGATTGTAAATGCAGCAATTGTTCCCGGTACGGATCACACACCTGTTAAATTAGATTTATCAAAATGCCCAATTTCTGATAATATTAAAACAAAAATATATAAAGAGTTTGATACTGTAATTCACCTCTTAGATTTTAACCATAAATCATACGAGATCTTTCGCAGATGGTACGTAGATTCAAAGTTATTTTATAACATTGTAATTGATAAGGATCTTCCTGGTCAGGGTATCCAAAGTATTGTTGCAGTCGATCCATTAAAGATTAAAAAGGTTCGTAAGTTTAAAAAGGAAATGGATAAGTATGTTCAGCAGACAAATACACCAATTCAATTAATTAAAGAAGTTGAAGAGTATTATGTTTATACGAATAATGATAAAGAGTCACCAGTAATGACTGGTCCACAAGGACTTCATTTATCTCTTGATAGCATTGTATATGTTCCATCTGGATTGGTTGATCTTAATACAAAACGTATTTTAGGATATTTGCATAAAGCCATCAGACCACTAAACATGTTGCGTCAAATGGAAGATGCGATGTTGGTATATCGTATTGCTCGTGCTCCAGAACGTAAAATCTTTTATGTAGACGTTGGTCAACTACCAAAAGCCAAAGCCGAACAATATATGCGGGACATGATGAGCAGATTCCGCACAAAACTTACTTACAACCAAGATACTGGTGAAGTAAGAGATGAACGAAAGATGATGTCAGTACTTGAAGATTACTGGCTTCCACGTAGAGAAGGTTCACGTGGAACTGAAATCACAACTATTCCTGGTGCACAATCAACTTCACAAATTGAAGACATTGAATACTTTAAAAAGAAATTGTTTGCATGTTTAAATGTTCCAATTAGTCGTTTATCTGCTGAATCAACTGGTTTCAATATGGGTCGTTCTACCGAAATTACCAGAGAAGAAATTAAATTCTATAAATTTGTTGATCGTATTCGATATCAGTTTTCTCGTTTGTTCATGGATACATTAAGAGTTCAATTGCTTCTAAAAGGTGTAATGACTCAAGAAGATTGGGATGTTTTAAAAACCGATATTAAATTTGTATTCAACACGGATAATTATTTCTGGGATCTCAAAGAATCCGAAATTCTATCCGAACGTCTTAAGATGCTTTCGTTTGTTGAACCTTACATTGGTAAATACTTCTCAACTGAGTTTGTTAAGACTGATATTCTTAAACAACTACCTGAACAACTCAAAGTTATGGAAAAACAAATGGTTGTTGACAGACAAAGAATTGCACAGGAACAGGCAGCAATGGCAGCACAACAAGCAGCCCAAGAAGGTGGACAGCAGTAAGATTCCATGAATAATACTAAATTATTATTAAAATCAGGAATAGAGAACATCATTTTTAAAAATGATGAAAGCTTTAAGCAAAGTATAATTAAAGTTTTGTCCACCAAATTGAACGAAACTATTAAAGAAACTGAATTACTAGTATCAAAATCATTGTTATACAGAGAGTCGGTTACTCCAGAAAATTCTACGTTAAATGAATTTGTAGACTTTGTAACTAACTTTAAACCCGGAAATTATAAGTTTCAAAGTGGTTCAAATATAAATATTACTGATTCAGATATAATACATATTAAAAATTTATTTGAATCATTGAATGTTAAAAATAGAGAACGTATGGTTTCCGAATTATTTACTGATGGTACGACATTTAAGCAACATTTAACATTTTCACAGAAGGTAAGAAATTTATTATGAAAAACAATATCCGTCAAATGCTCAAGACCGTAGTAGAAGAAAATGCTGTTGCATTCAAAGAACAAGCCACTAAAGTCCTCTATGGCAAAGTTGGAACCCGACTACAAGAACAATATAAAGTCATTGCTAAAGATTTTCTTGGAAAGAAAGAACCTAAATGAAGCTGATTACCGAATTAACTGAAGATATAAAGTATATCAAAGAGAATGCTGGCAATGGAGATAAACATTACTTCATTGAAGGTATTTTTATGCAATCTGGTGTAAAGAACCGCAATGGTCGTGTATACCCACAAGGAACCCTTGCCAAGGAGACCAACCGTTATATTACCGAATATGTAAATAAAGGTCGTGCTCTCGGTGAACTAAATCACCCAACTGGACCTACCGTAAACTTGGATAGAGTATCACATATTATCAAAGAACTCCATGAAGATGGTAATTCTATCTGTGGTAAAGCAAAAATTTTAGATACTCCAATGGGAAAGATTGTAAAGAATCTTATTGATGAGGGTGCACAATTAGGTGTATCTACTCGTGGTATGGGTTCTTTAAAGTCCAAAAATGGATATCAAGAAGTACAAGAAGACTTTATGCTTGCTGCTGTTGATATTGTTGCAGATCCATCTGCTCCACATGCTTTCGTAAATGGAATCATGGAAGGACGTGAATGGATGCTTGTCGAAGGATCGTGGCAAGAGCGTCAAATCGATGCAGCAAGAAAACTTATTACTGGTTCGTCAAGCCGAAATCTAAACAAAAATATTGTCAAAGTATTTGAAGAATATTTTAATAAACTTAAATGAATAAAGATATTTCCCATCTTGCTCGAACTTATTTAATTGAATCGTTTAATAAACATTCAACGGGTGATTTGCATGAAGAATTCTTAAGAGAATTTGGAGAAGGTCCAAGTATAGCCGTTGATGCATATAAGAAAACAAAAGCACCCAAATTACCAAAAACTCCAACTAAAGATGTTATTCCTGTTGATCGTCATGCTCTTGATACTATGAAAGATCCTTCTAAAATTAAATTACCGTATGGTGTAGGTGGAGGTCGTGGTGGAAAAAGTGAAGGTGCAAGTGATGACGGTGATTTAGATATGGATAAAGTTTTATTTGGGGCTACAGAAAAAGATGACCTTGGTAAATATAGTGCGGTTGGGGCGTATGCTCTTGGAAGCAGTTTAGATTGGATGGGAAAATTGTTAGGAAATAAAGCATCATCTATTGGAGGTGGTGTGCTTAAAAAAATTCCAGTTTTAAATAAAGTTCCAGGAGCAATAGACTCACTTTTAGGTCAGGCTGCAGATATATCTGGATCAAGTTGGTTTGATGCAAATATTGGTAAGATAGGTCAAAATGCTCAAAATTTGGCAGCACAGGGAGCTGGAAGTCCATGGGTACCACTAGTTGGCTCAAAGCGTGCAGCATTTAAACCCGAGGACCCATTAGATGCAAGAAGACGTGCAGTATCACAAAGACAGTTAGAAGCACAAGAAAAAGCATACGGTATAACTCCGTAATTTTAAAAACTACTAAATAATTAACACAAGGATTCTTTTATTATGAAACAAAAAAGCAAGAAAACTATTTCAGAAGCAGCAGCCGAAGCCATGGGTCTAGGTGGGTACCCGATGTCCAACGGTCAATCAGATTTTGATGGAACTGGTAAGGGTTCAGTCATTTCACAACCAATTGATTTTGGTGGTGCAGCCATGGCTCAAGCCCAAGTTCCAGTTGGTGCTGGAATGGCAGCTCCAACTGCTATGGCTTCTTCATCAGAAGATGAAGATGAGACGGACGAAGATACAGAAGAAGAGGATGACGATGTGGTTGAGACCACCGAGGAAACCAAACAGGATTTCCGCAATGCTCTTGTTTCTCTTTTAGGTGAAGATGTTGACGCATCATTGGTATCACAACTAGAAGCAATCTTTGAAGCTGCTGTATCTGATCGTGTCGAGAAAACTGTTGCCAACATCGTTCAAAATGTTGATGGTAATGTCAAGACATATCTTGATAATGTAACTGAATCACTTGTAGAGAAGGTTGATGATTATCTTGACTTTGTTGTCGAAGAGTGGATGACCGAGAATGCTGTTGCAGTTGAGCAAGGTGTTAAGACACAAATTGCAGAAAACTTCATCGGTGGTCTCAAGAATCTCTTCGAGAATCATTACATCGATGTTCCAGCAGAAAAGTATAATGTTCTTGATGAACTTTATGCTCAAAACCGTGAACTAGAAACCAAGCTCAATGAATCATTCCAATACAACATGAATCTTCGTAAAGAAGTTTCACTCACTGAGTGTGCTGGTATCTTTGTTGCCGAAACACGTGATCTCGCAGACACACAAGTTGCTAAACTACAAAATCTAATGGAAAGCGTTAATTTCAGCAATCCAGACGAATACCGCGAAAAGCTTGTTGCTATTCGTGAAAACTATCTAACCAAAGGTCGTCCAGTCGCTCGTAATGCCGAACCTGAACAAACCTTTTCCCCCGTCAAAAATACACCAACAACCCTCGTAGAGGGATATGTTGGTGCTATCGGACGACTCAATAAAAGAGTCTAAACTTTTACTTTTACTAAATAATTTTAATCAATAGGAGATTAATAACTTACCATGAATTTTCAAGAAAACACCCCGTATGACATTCTAACCGAGAAGTGGGAGCCCGTACTTAGTCACGGTGCACTCGCTCCAATCAAAGACGATTACCGCCGCAAGGTAACCGCCGTTCTTTTAGAGAATCAAGAGCAATCTCTTCGTTCTCAGCATCTAACCGAAGATATGGCATCTGGTGCCAATCTCGGTATGCCTTCATCGTTCACCAACTCTGGTGGCGTTGCAGGTTATGATCCCGTACTAATCTCGCTCATTCGTCGTTCTATGCCGAATCTAATGGCCTACGACATCTGCGGCGTTCAGCCAATGACCGCTCCAACAGGTTTGATCTTTGCCATGCGTGCAAATTATCAACCTGCTGGTGTTGCTGGTACTTATACCGGTACATATGCAGAAGCCATGTTCCAAGAGCCACAAGCATCCTTCGGTGGTTGTGGTTGGACACTTGATGCATCTTATGTTGCAGCTAAGGGTCTATCGGCCAACAATGGTGGATTCTTCCCTGGTTCATGCGCAGCAACAAATTTTGTAGCCCTCCAAAATCTTCGTGGTATTCTTACTGCGAATGGTGAAGGTATTGGCAAGACTGCTCCATATGCTAGCTGGAATCAAATGGCCTTCAGCATTGACCGCGTTGCAGTACAAGCCAAGACTCGTGCACTAAGCAGTAATTACACTGTTGAACTTGCACAAGACTTGAAGGCTGTTCACGGTCTAGATGCCGAAGCCGAACTCGCAAATCTTCTCAGCACAGAAATTCTTGCTGAAATCAACCGTGAGCTCGTCAAGACCATCTATTATGTTGCTAAGAATGGTTCTCAACAAACCGATCTCGTCACTCCTGGTACATACGATCTTGATCAAGATTCTGATGGTCGTTGGTCAGCAGAACGCTTCCGTGGTCTCAGTTTCCAAATCGAGCGCGAGTGCAATGCAATCGCCAAGGAAACCCGCCGTGGCAAGGGTAACTTCATCATCTGCGACAGCGATACCGCTGCAGCACTTGCAATGTCTGGTTTCATGAGCCTATCACCTGGTATTGCTCCACAGATGAATGTTGACGATACTCAAAGCAATTTTGCTGGTCTCTTGAGTGGTAAGATTCGCGTTTATATCGATCCATATAGCCCAACAGGATTTAATTTCTTCTGCACAGGCTATAAGGGAGAATCACCATATGATGCAGGTCTGTTCTACTGCCCATACGTTCCGCTCCAAATGGTTCGTGCTGTTGATCCTGCTACTTTCCAACCACGTATCGCGTTCAAGACTCGTTACGGCGTAGTTGCTAATCCCTTTGTTCTCAATGGTGCTGTACCTGATGCAGACGCATTGACCACTGGTCTTAACCAATACTATCGTCTAACTCGTGTAACACATCTACACGGTAACACGATCTAAGTAATAGGTCAAAATTTAAGTAACACTTCGAAGCCCTCCTCAGAAATGAGGAGGGCTTTTGTTATTAGATAAATATTTCTATGAGCTGCATTTCAAATATAAATCCACTATACAATAGTTACTTCACATTAATATTTGGTCGTGGAACAAAACAATTTGAATTAAATTGTCAAAAAGCAAATCTTCCTGGATGTACTGTTCCTGATGTAAATCAACCAACAACATTTGGTACAACAATTCCAGTACCAACTATGCAGTTCAATTATGAAACCTTAAATGTCGAATTTATTGTTGATTCTGAATTAAACAATTGGAAAAGTTTATACTCTTGGATGCGCAATGTAGCAAACATTCAAAATGATAATACAAACAATTTGCCGTATCAACAATGGCATCATCAGGCAGTATTATCAATAGTAAGCCCTATATCAAATTGTGTTGTTACTACAGTAACATTTCGGTATATCGTCCCAAGTAAACTTACTGGTATTGTATTTCAATCAGATACTTCTGATGCAGTAATACAAAAAGCATCCTGCACTTTTAAATTTTCATATTATGAGATTTACCCAGATGCCCCAGAAAATCTTAAAAATACTGCTTAAATATAATCTTCTGGATTATCAGACCAGCTTTCAGCAGAATTAGGACTGCTCTCTGGATTAAATGGTAGCTTTTTAGTTTCAGGATTCATTGTGCGGCGTTTTACGGGTTTAGGTGGCTTCGGAGCCTCCTCAACCAATAGATCCTCTACAGAGGGTTCCTGCTGCTCAGATTCTTCTATTTCTTCTAATTCATCGTCAAGAATGACCTCTGACCCCTCAAAACTGTCAATCATATCGTTTACAAAATTTACAAAATCTTCATTATTAAAAAGTTCATTTAACATCATAAGTCCAGCTTCTGGTCCCACTACTAAATCTTCATTAGTATTGTTCATTACAGATTTTGGATCTACTTGCATTGTATGAAAAAATACGTCATACATCTTAGAAAGATCTTCAGTAGGAACTCCTGTATATAATACAGAAGTTCGATTAATTGAAATTTCTGATAGTTGTAAATTGGATGCGTAATTAGTTAATTTAAAATATTCAATGAGATCACCACTTTGATCTCTTGACATTGCACAGTCAATTTTGGCTGGAAATGATATTAAAATTTTATCTAATTGAGCATCACGAACCAATCCAATTAGTTCGTCACCATTGATAAGTTTAACAACTCTAACAATACCACCAAAGGGAGTTTCCTGTACTTCATCAGTCATAGTAACCCTCCTAATTTATTTATCATCGGTAGGTAGTGGCATCGACATTATCTTGTAATCAAACTTTTCTTTTTTATAAATTTTGATTCGTTCTTCAAAATGCCTATAAACATGGTTCTTGTATGACATGTAACAAAGGTCATCGACAATATCATAAACTTTCAAAGTTTTCTTTTTAGCAGATGTCCTTAAACCTCTGCCAATACTTTGTAGTAAACGAATTACAGATTTCGTAGGAGAGGCAAGGATAATATTATCAATGTTGACAATGTTAATGCCAGTACTAGTAGTACCGTAACTCGCAACCAATATGGCATTAGTTTGTGTATCCACGATACGGCGAATTGATTCTCTTGCTTCACCTTCTGTTTTTCCGTGAATAAGATATACTTTCTTATCCGTTCCTGCTGCCTCAATGAGAGCGTGGAGAGGTTTCCCGTGTCCTTCGACATAGTTGAAGAGGATGAGGGTGTTGCCTTTGGTATGAATTGCGAGTTCTTTGACAAATTCATTCCTCCTACTATTACTTATTATAGTCTTGATTTCATCAGGATATTTTTGTTTCTTCATATCCTGCTTCTCTTGATCTGTATACTTGAGTACAATACAGTCAACAGCAAGAGTAGCAAGCAATCCCTTGTTCATAAGGCTCTTTGTCTGAATAAATTGTACAGCAGGTCCTAGAATGCCTTCTATGCTTAAACGATGTGCCTGCGTTTGATCTAATGTGCCAGTAGTACCAATACGAAACCATGCTTTAGTCAACTTCTGACCAATTAGGTTAATTGATTCTGCTTTGGCTTGGTGACACTCATCAAAGAAGATAGCATCGAACTGATCAAACCATTCTCGGGGTAACTTGTAGATAGATTGCCAAGTAGAAACAATTACTTGTTTGTTAGTATCCTTTTCAAGTCCAGCACTAATTTTATGAATATATTTTCTTGATAACCAAGAAGGATCTGCCTTTGAGTAATCAAAGAAGTCGGTTTCCATCTGTGTAACCAGCCCCACAGTTGGAACTAAAACTAAAATCTTTCTGTCTGATTTTATTACGGAGAGTAGATAGCGGAGCAAGACGTAGATTATTAAACTTTTTCCAGAACCTGTCGGAGATATTATTACACACCGGTGAGCGTTGATAGCGTGCAGAATTGCTTGACTTTGGTGGGGGTGCATTTTGACCCGCTGTTTCTTGACTGAAACTTTCAGTGTGTCGTAAAAGTCCAGAAGTTTCTCCTCCGTTATGCATAGCGGATTCCTACTCTCTTTAATATTTAAAGTGTATTGGCGGTCTTTACAAAACTTACTCAGGTAAGATTTCAGACCTCTTGGTAGAGTGGAAGACAGAATATCAAATAATCGTATCTTACCATCCCATATACGCCGTTTAAACAATGGCATATACTCAGCACCGGGAATCATGAACGAGAAATAATCTCTCAGTTCTTGTTTAACGCCCTTTTCTGTTTTTATATAGTAACGAACTTCGTCTACAGATTCAACTTCTACATCCACTCAATATTTATGGTAAGATTATACGATACCCTGAGTCATCTTGAACCACTCAATAGCGGACTTAATAGAGAAGTTTCTATTATTGAGAACTTTTAAAAATTCTTCAACCATCTTAACCTTAACTTCAATTACAGCAATCTTTAATTTTAGTTCAATAATCTTGGGATCTGCCTCTATGAACTTTTCTACATCAGTCTTTAGTAGAGTTAGTCCATTTGGATCTTCTCCCCATGCTTCTAATTCTTCACGACTAGCCTTACCGGTAAAAATCTTCCACTTACGAAGTTTAAGAATTGCTAAGTCATTTACCTGCTTACAGAGAATCAGTTTAAAATCTGCATGAAGACACAGGTACTTACTATGCAGTTGAGGAGTTCTAATAGCCTCATTTCCTAGTTCTGAGGAGTCAACAGAAGCGTCTTTGGAAATATTGAGTTTAAGGTCTTCTAGATTCATAAAGACAGTATAGTAGAAGTCAAGAAAATGTCAACTAAATATCTTGACATCTTTATAAGTTGTATTATATTTAACACGAGGTTATATGATTATTGATTTACGTGAAATTCCAGTCGTATGGATTAATTTGGATTCAGCAACTAAAAATGCTGAAATTATGCAAGACAATCTTCTAAAGTATGGGTTTAAACATACTTATAGAAAATCTGCTAGAATCATTCCAGCTCCCGAAGGCACTATACCAAGTAATGCACATTATGTTGGCTGTGCACAATCCCATATTGATATTTTGGATGATGTGCAGTATACAACGCCACTTCTAATTTTAGAAGATGACGCAGAATTTACAGATTCATTTAATCCAATTATGGATATTCCAGACGATACAGATGGCATTTACCTTGGTATTTCTAGTGGTAATCGTGGTTATCAAACTAAGCGATATACACCAGAATATATGAGAATAGGTGGAATACTAGCCACTCATGCGATTTTATATGTAACACCCATCTATAGAGATTATATGTCTCGTATAGCCAAGCATTGTATCCATGATTTAAAACAACCATGGGATGTAGGGGCAGCATCATTGCAGTTTCAAACTAAAGTGTATACACCAAATAAACCATTTTTTTATCAATCAGATAATAGAGATTCAGCTAACAAGTGGCAACACTTTACTGATAATACACTAGAAGATAGGGATTCAGCGTATCTATGATTACATATAATAGAATTGGAACAAATGGTAGATTTGGAAATCAGATGTTTCAATATGCTACATTATATTCTATTGCTAAAACTAGAAAATATCAATTTGGTGTTCCATATAAGTTAAAAACTAATAATGAATACTATAATTTTTGTTTACCTGAATGTTTTTCAAATCTATCTGCAGCTGATAGTAGTGATTATGCTGCTTTAAATAAAGCTCAGGAACGTCAGTTTACATATAATGCTGGTATTTTTGGAATCCAAGATAATACGGATATTACTGGTTATTTTCAAAGTGAAAAATATTTTGTAGATTATAGAGAACAATTATTAAAAGAATTTGCTTTTAATGATAGAATTTATAAGCAAGCAGTAGATATTCGTTCGTTAACAAGGTTACCAACTATATCGATACATCTAAGATTAGGTGATTATGTTCAGTTGCAAGACAATCATCCAATTTGTTCTTTAGAATATTATGCAGAAGCACTGAAGTTATTGCCTGATGATATTTTAATTTATGTCTTTAGTGATGATATTCCAGAGGCAACTGAATTTTTTAAATCGTTAAATCGTAAAGTTGTATTTACTGAAAGTAATGATAAGTATGTTGATATGTGTTTGATGACTTTATGCAATTATCATATTATTGCTAACAGTTCTTTTAGTTGGTGGGGATCTTGGTTGAGTGATTCTAAGAAAACTATCGCACCTTCAAAGTGGTTTGGGTCTGCACCAAGTGCTCCAAAAAATTGGTCTGACATTTATTGTAAAGAGTGGATTATACTATGAACAAACAAACTAAATGATATGGTTGTTAATAATAAAAAAATGGGTTAATTTATGAAAAAAATAAATTTTGTATTATTTGATTTAGATGGAGTTTTAGTTGATGCGTGTGATTGGCATTATGATGCTTTAAATATAGCTTTACAAAAAAAAGTTGGATTTCAAATTAATAGAGAAGATCATATTAAAAAATATAATGGATTGCCAACAAAAATAAAATTAAAATTATTAGGATTAGATGTTTCAATTTCAGAAGAAATTGAAAAATTAAAACAAGAAATAACATTAGATATTATTTCAAATCAAGCAAAATTAATGCCAGAAAAAATAGAATTGCATAAACATTTAAAAAATTCTAATATAAAAATTGCTTGTGTTACCAATTCTATTAAAACTACAGCTGAGTTAATGTTAATAAAAACAGGACAAATAGAATTTATTGATTTACTTGTTACAAATAGTGATGTTGTTAATAATAAACCAAATCCGGATTGTTATAATTTTGCTATTAAACAATTAAATGCCGATCCATTAACTTCTATGTGTGTAGAAGATTCACCAAATGGAATACAGTCTGCAAAACAATCATGTGTAAAAAATATTTGGATTGTTAACAATGCTACTGATACAACATTAAAAAATTATATAAATTTTATAGAAAGTATTTAAATGAAAATATTAATACCAATGGCAGGAGAGGGAAGCAGATTTGCTAAAGAAGGATATACGTTTCCAAAACCTTTAATAGAGGTTAATGGTAAACCTATGATACAAAATATTGTTGAAAATTTAAATTTTTCTGCAGAGTATATATTTTTGGTTAGAAAAGAACATATAGAAAAATATTCTGGTTTAAAATTTTTATTAAAACAAATTACTAACAATAATTGCAAAATTGTTGTTGTAGATAAATTGACAGAAGGTGCAGCATGTACTGCACTATTAGCTAAAGAATTTATTAACAATGACGATGATTTATTGATTGCAAACTCTGATCAGATTGTAGAGTATTCAAAAGAAAATTTTAATTATTTAAAACTATTGACTACAGTGGATTCAATTGTTTTTTCTTTTAATGCTGTACATCCGAAATGGTCATTTGTAAAGATAAATGATATCGGAATGGTTACAGAAGTAGCAGAAAAAAACCCAATATCAAATATTGCTACATGTGGAATATATTGGTATAGAAAAGGAAAAGATTTTGTAAGTTACGCAGAAAAAATGATTGAAAAAAATATAAGAGTTAATAATGAATTTTATATAGCACCGGTTTACAATGAACTAATTAACAATAAAAAAACATTAATACCATTCTACGTACACAAAATGTGGGGAATAGGTACACCAGAAGATCTTAATTATTTTATAAACAATTATAAGGCAAATTAATCATGTTGCTGGTATCACATAGAGGTAATTTAAATGGTTCAGATCCTGTATTAGAAAATAGTCCAGAATATATTTTGTTAGCTTTAAATAAAGGGTATGATGTAGAGATAGATGTGTGGTTTTATAAAAACAGTTTTTATTTGGGACATGATGAACCATTATACAAAATAAACAAAACTTTTTTAACAAATAAAAAGTTTTGGTGTCATGCAAAAAATATTAAAGCTATGGATAAAATGTTAAAAAATAATATACATTGTTTTTGGCACCAAAATGACAAATTGACTTTAACAAATAAAAATATTCCATGGTGTTTTCCAAATGCATTTATAAAAAACGGAATAACTGTTGTTTTAAATAAAGATAAAAAAATTTTAAATAAAAAATATTTTGGAATTTGTACTGATTATATTTTATATTATAATAGGTTATTAAACGCATGAAATTAAATATAGCTATATGTTATAAAGGTCTATTGAGAACTATAGATCGCACTTTTGATAATCATAAAAAATTTTTATTTGGGGATAATAATATTGATATATTTTGTCATACATGGGACACAAATAATGATGTAACTTATAATTTTGTAAAAAATTTACCAGAATGTAAATTTATTTTTAAAGAGGAATTTAAAAATTTTAATAATCATCCATACGATTCTATATTTTTTGATGGTAAAATAAATGATAATTTACATTCACAAAATTTAAAATTTGTAGAATCACATAATATAGTATTGCATTCGAAACCATTTAATATTTTGAGCCATTTATATTCCACACAACAATCATATATATTGTGTGATCTGTATTCTCAAATAAATAATAAAAAATATGATCTAGTTTGTGTGTTGAGACCGGACATACTTTTTTACAATTCTATAAATTTTTATGAATTAATTTATGAAAAAATAAATATTTCATGGTTTGAAAAAACAGATGATTTATTAAATTGTAAAAACGCAATAATAGATCATATTGCAATTTCTAAACCAGAAGTTATAAAAACATATTGTGAGACATTTTTAAATGTATCTGGATTATATTTTAAACAAAAGAAACCTTTAATACCAGAAGTATTATTTGGATCACATTTAAATCAAAGTAATATCGAAATAAATATGTTGTCTACTATACACACGGTATTCAAACCAGAAGGAACAATTTGATAAATCTACAAGACATAGAACTAGTACAAACTAATAAAAATTTATATTCAGATTTTAATAATTTTATTTTGAGTGAAGACACAAAAATTTTTAATAAGTTAGTAATGCGTAGTTTATTATTAGATAAAGTTAAAAATGTCCCCGGAGATATTATTGAATGTGGTGTATTTAAAGGAACTGGGTTATTGACATTTTTAAAATTAAAAAAATTATTAATGCCAAATTCATATAAAAAAGTATTGGGATTTGATTTTTTTAATTCAAATGAATTAATTAATAGTTTAAGTGGTCAAGATAAAGAGGCAATGGAAGTTTTGTTTAAACAAAGAGAGTTTGAACACAAAAAAGAGTTTTCTTCTAATTTAGGTGATCAAATATTATCGTATGGTTTTGATAAAAAGGATTTTGAATTGATTGCTGGTGATGTATCTCATACATCAGAAGAATATCTAAAATCAAGACCTGGTTTAAAAATTTCTTTATTGTATATGGATTTGGATTTAGAAGCCCCAACATATGATGTATTATGCCAATTCTGGGATAGAATTAGTTTAAATGGCATTGTAGTTTTTGATGAGTATGCATACCACAATTGGTCAGAATCAAAAGGGGTTGATAGGTTTTTTAAAGATAAACACATTAAAATGAATTCAATAGACTGTTTATGTCCGACAATGTTTATACAAAAAGAAACAATTTAAAAATGAAAATTGCATTATGTCTATCAGGGCAACCAAGATTTATAAAAGAAGTTTCACCATATATTTTAAAAAATATTTGTAATAATTATGATGTAGATAGTTTTTTTCATTTTTGGTTTGATGAAAATTTGATTACAAAACCATATAAATATGGAGGAAATGGTGAATGGATTAACCAAAGAATTGATATAAATGCTATTGATGACGCAATTAAAATTTATAATCCAAAATTATATAAAGTAGAAAAAAGCAAAACATTTATAGATGATTCAATAAAAACAGAGTATTGTTATAGAGATACTGGCGAATTGATAAATTGGACTAGACACTGGAAAGAAAATAACGAACCAAACTATAGAAGTAGAATGATCAATAATACTTTATCAAACTTTTATAGCATGAATCAAGTTTGTCTGCTTAAAAAAGAATATGAATTTTTAAATAATTTTAAATATGATTATGTAATCAGAATTAGATCAGATTGTATATTACATAATAAAATAATTTTTGAAAATTACGATAGCAATTTTTTATATTACACAGGAATATTAAACCAACCAGATAATATGGTTGCAGATTGGATAAATTTTAGTAATTCTAGTAATATGGATGTTTTTATGGGTGTGTTTTCAGTTTTCGACACAATTTTAAAAAAATGTATGAAAAATAAAAATGGAGCATGGTCAAACGAAATGATACACAAGACAATATTAGATCATTTTGAAATTGTAGCCATTTCAGATAACTTAATTGTAGAGGTTCCAAGATTTTAAATGAGTAAAAAATTAACAGTTTATCATCAATGTTTTAATAATAAAAAAGCAACAGAATTTGCTATTAAAAATTTTAAACAACATAATCCTAATATAGACTATTATCTAGTATCTGATGGAGGAGAAGATTTTAGTGAAATAGCAAAAAAATATTCTTGTAATTATATTTTTGAAAAAAACAATATTGGTATGGATTATTATACAGTAGATCAAGCACATCAAATAATAAACAGATTAAAAACATGTGCTATAAATTCATCATCTGAATATCTTTTATTGATGGAAGATGATGTATTATGTAGAAAAAAATTTAATTTAGATACAAATATAGATTTGGCTGGTGTTGATTCTCCAGGAAATATAATTCCAAATGAAGTTTTAGATTATTTAAGTAAAAAATACAATGTATTTCCAAATATAAATTGGTATAATGCTTGTGGTGGAACTGTTTTAAATACGGAAATATTACTTAATAAATTTGATTTAATTAAAAAATTTATAAATGAAGATCATGATTATATTGTTAAAAATTTATCTGGAAAAAAATACAATTTTGGATATGGATCAATGGATCAACTATTAGTTCTTATTTATTTTGTATGTGGAAAAAAAGTTACTGTTAATCAACAACTTACAGAATACCGGAGAAATCCAAATTGGATGAATTCGGATCATGCTCTTGTGCATCAATATAAGGAACAATATGTTTAAACAAAAAGTTATTATTTGGGGATATCCACTACACAGCCATACCCACTCGTATATACATGGTGCATGGTACAAAACATTCAAACATTTAGGATATGATGTTCATTGGTTTAACGATGAATCATATCCTATAGATTTTGATTATTCAAATTGTCTTTTTATTACAGAAGGGTATGCTGAAAAAAATATTCCAATTAATGAAACATCAACTTATTTTGTTCATATATGCGTAAATCCAGAAAAATATATTTTAAAGGGTGCAAGATTAATTGATATTAGATTTAATGTTTCTGAAATAAATGATTGTAATTATTCAATTATAGTAGATAAATCAAAATTATTAAAATTAGATGAAGTTTCTTTTTATGAAAAAAATGCAAATGATTCAGTATTATCTGACAAATATAAAAAAGGAATAAAAGATTATGAAGCACTTTATTTAAGTTGGGCTACTGATTTATTACCTCACGAATTTAATTATGATGATGTTTATATAAACCGAGACAATGTAATACATTGGATTGGCTCAATAGCTGAAAGTAATTATAGAGAAATAAATAAATTTATTAACAATCTTAGTAAACATGGAATAGGGTTTCATCACAATGATCCTTGGTCAAACCCTTTAAGTTGGGAAGATGCAAAAACATATACTCAAAAGTCATTTATTGCTCCAGATATAAGAGGGTCAGCTAATCGTTCTATGGTAAATGGACAAATAGATACTGGATCAAACCATAAAAAAATAGGATATATTCCTTGCAGAATATTTAAAAATATAAGTTATGGACAACTTGGTATAACCAATTCTAAAGCAGTATATGAATTATTTGGTGATAATGTTTTATATTCAGATAATGAAGAAGAATTATTAGATATATCTTTATCAAAATTAAAAGACTATGATTATATAAAAAATCAAATGAATTTTGTCAAAGACAGTCACACATATTTAAATAGAGTTAATTCATTGATGCGTGTATTCAATAAAGAAATATAATATGTCTATTACCGCAATAACTGCATTATATGATATAGAAAGAGAAACTAAAGGAGATGGAAGAAGCATTTCTGAATATCTTGACTGGTTTAAAGAAACTTTAAAATTAAATATAAATTTAGTAATTTATACTGAAAAAAAATTTGAATCTTTTATAAATGAAAATAGAATAAATAATAAAACTAAACTTATAATTAAACCTTTAAACGAAATACCTTATTACAAGTATAAAACTAATATAGAAAATATAATATATTCAAAAGAATATAAACATAAAATGATGGCAAATGACCGAGTTGAATGCGTGTTGCCGTTATATAATATTATACAATATTCTAAATTTGATTGGATTCAAGAGTGTATAGATAATAAGTATTTTGATACTGATTATTATTTTTGGATGGATGCAGGAATTAGTAGGTTTTTTGATGGAATTGATTTACAAAATTGGCCCAATAATTATTCTTTATTACAGGTAGAAAAAATAAATATTCAAGGAAATATTAATACTTTATTGTTTAATAAAAATTGGCCAGGTGATGATCAATATATATGGAATTGTAATACAATGTTGTGTGGAGGTTTATTTGGTGGGGGCAAACCAATAATGACAAAATTATCACATTTAGTAAAAAACAAATTTGAATATTATTTAAATAACTTGTGTATCAATAATGAACAAATTATTCTTGGTATTTTATGGAAAAATAATCCAAATTTGTTTAATATTCATTTTAATCTAAATGGAAAACCGTTGCCATTTTTAAAAGATATGGCATAATAGTATATTACAGATAATAGGAGAATAAAGTGAAAATATGTTTAATAGGACCAGGTATAATGCCAATACCCCCAAATAATTGGGGTGCAGTTGAAAGTTTAATATGGGATCAATATGAATACCTTTTAAAAAAGGGACATGATGTAGAAATAATCAATAGTCCAGATTTACAAAGTGTTGCAAATTATGTAAATGAAGTTGATTATGATTTTATTCATCTTCATTATGATGATCATGCACAAGTTTTAACTAAATTAATTAATAAACCATTTTGCACCACAACTCACTATGGATATATAAAAGAACATTATCCAGATTATCCAGGATGGAAAAATATATATAATGGTGTATTAAATAGCAAAGGTATTATATCTTTAG